GGATCTCCTTCACAAGTTGGTATACGATGAGATCAAGTCGAATAAGTGGACGGAAGAGCGTGTTACCGAAGCGATTGAGAAGTTGTGCCGTGAGATTGACCCGGAGTTTAAATTGAAGTGTGCAGTGAAGCTTGAGCCTATGCCCGAGGAGAAAGCCCCTAGGTTGTTGATTGCAGACGAGGATAGGGGGCAAGTGATGGCACTCATGACGATTTACTGCATAGAGTCACTCATCAAGCAACACTTCCCAGAAAAGGGGATTAAAGGCTTACCAAAGAAGGAGGCCATTAAGCGCGTCATGAAGGCGTGCCGTGTACCCCGCAAGGTTGCGAAGAAATTAGTGACCATCTTTGAGGGAGATGGAAGCGCGTGGGATACAACATGTAGTGCTGAGATTCGTGATTTGGTTGAAAACCCTGTTATCAACCATGTTGCCAACTTGGTCAATGCATTCATGTATGCCACACCAAGCTCTTGGGCAGACGCGCATTCATCTCTTTGCGCAGAAGAGAAACTCAACATGTCATATTCAAAGAACAAGGAGTTTCAGAAGATAACCATCAAGGCGATCAGGCGAAGTGGCCATCGCGGCACGTCCTGTTTAAACTGGTGGGTTAATTTTGTTTGTTGGCACTGCGCAATATTTGAAGACCCCGAATTATTTCTTGATCCTACCCATCGCTGGGGAAAGGATGTCACAGGAGTGACTCGGTGGATGAACAGTGCTTTTGAAGGTGATGATTCTTTCTTAGTGACAGCCCCTCGCATTGAGCCGGGGAAGGCATTACACACTCAGATTCTTCAGTTCTGGAAACGTATTGGTTTCAACATGAAGATAGAAATAAGGAAGAACAGGGCACTGTTTGTTGGTTACTATATGGGGTTGGATGAATCCGGTCCTTTGTTCGACGAGAAAAAGGATGAGTGGATGATGGTGCCTGAGATTGACAGGTGCTTTTCCAGGGCCGGAACGAGCTGCTCACCAGCCATGATACAGGCTTTTAACGCTGGTGATCGTGCCAAGTGCGTTAGGCTTGCTGGGTCAGCAGCTATGTCGAGGGCTTATGAATTCGCGGGATTGGCCCCGACAATTTCCAACAAGTTCCTTCAATACGCGATTGATTGTGATTTTGAGATCACTCATGATTTGAAGATGAGGA